CGGCAACGCCCCGGGAATCAATCGTTGGAGCTTTCCGGCGGTCGGCACATATGCCGCCTCCCAAAGCGACATCGGCAACGCATTGTCCAGTTACAACACCCCGGTCAGCTCCCTAACCGTGACCCTGCCGCCGACGACTGCGATCAGTGCCGGCTGGACGATGGGCTTTGCGACCGACAACGGCAAGACCATGACTGTTCAAGTCAACGGCGCCGCCGGTGCACACATCCTTTATCCGGCCGGGGCGACCGGCTCTGCCGGCAACTCGGTAACACTCGCGCCAATTAACTATGAATTTATGGCGTTGCAATTCGACGGCGGCAATTTCCGAATAGTATCGATTACACCACGCAGCGCCTCGGCGCTTGGCATGCTCGGTCATCAGATTACGACGGGGGCAACCCCGGCGGTCGGTTCGGGGGCCAGCGATTGTGGCACTTTGCCTTCCATCGGCGGCAATGACAGTGCCGGCCGGGTTACCGTCGGGTCTGCCAATGGTGGCATCTGTACGATCACATTCGTATCGCCTTGGCCGAACCCTCCGATTTGCTCGGTTTTCGACGAAACCAGGGGGACTCTCGTACGTCCGACGGCCGCCTCGACGGCCAGCATGGTGCTTACCGGTGCCTTCTCTGACGGCGACGTTCTTGCCTACAGCTGTGTCGGGTTTCAATGATCAGGATCCTCACAACCGAGGGCGTTGGGTTGAAGCAGAGACGTCCCTGCGGCCGGCCAATCGCGACACCATGGAGTTCCTCTAATGCCTGATCCTGACGGCAAGCGGACCTCGTTAGCGTCATATACTTGGGGCGGCTGGGGCAGTCAGAACGACATCACTCGATTTCGCGATGTTTTTCAGCCGGACAGAGGAAGCTTTTCGCCCAGCTATCCGCTGGTTCCGCCTGAGCGCGAGCAAGTACGCCTCTGGGATTATCCAGTCGGCTACAATGCGATCTATACGCCGCGCTCCTACGAAGCGATCGGGTTCGACGAACTGAGAGCGCTAGCCGAAAGTCACGATATCACTCGGCTCGCGATTGAGACGCGGAAGGACCAGATCGAAAAACTCGACTGGACGATCAAGTCTCGCAGCGAAAAAACGCCTGACGAGGACGCCGCCGGGCGGATTGACCAGCTGACCGATTTCTGGCGAAGCCCCGACGGCGAACGACCCTTCGCAACTTGGCTTCGCGAAGCGCTCGAAGACGTCCTTGTGCTCGACGCGGCGGCATTCGAATTACGCCGTAACCGCGGCGGCAAAATCATCGGGCTCGACGTCGTCGACGGCTCGACGGTCAAAGTCTTGCTCGATGATACCGGCCGGCGGCCACGGCCACCGGCCCCGGCCTACGAACAGATCATTCACGGGCGACCTTGGCGCCTCCTGACCAGCGACGAGCTGATGTACCTACCGCGGAACCCGCGGCCGCACAAGGCGTACGGTTTCAGCCCCGTCGAGCAGATCGTGACGACGGTCAATATCGCGCTGCGCCGCCAGGCGATGCAGTTGCAACATTTCACCGAGGGCAATGTTCCGCCTGGCCTGCTTAACGCACCGGACGGGTGGAGCCCCGAGCAGATCCGCCAATTCCAGGAGTGGTTCGACTCGATTCTAGCGGGAAATACGGGTAATCGCACTCGCCTTGTCTGGGGTCCCAGTGGCGCCAAATACCAGGCCTTCAAGGAGGCGCCGTATAAGGACGATTTCGACGAGTGGCTGGCGAGGATCGTCTGTTATGCATTCTCATTGCCGCCCACCGCCTTTACCCCGCAGGTCAATCGGGCCACGGCGCAGACTGCGCAGGAAGCAGCCCTGGAAGAAGGGCTCGCGCCCTTGCTCGGGTGGCTCAAGCGGTTGGTCGACGGCGTCATTCAGACCAGGATGGGCCATGTCGATCTTGAATTCGTCTGGTCGAATAGCCGGCCAACAGATCCAAAGGATCAGGCAGCGATCCTCAGCGGTTATGTGAAGGACGGGATTTTTGCGCTCAATGAGGCGCGCGACATTCTGGGAATGGCCCCGGTCGCAGGCGGGGACCAACCGATGTTTTTGACCGCACAAGGACCTGTGCTGCTGAGCGAAGCCGATAGAAAAAACCGGAGTGCGCAAGCAGGTAACTAGGTTCGCCTACCGCATTCGTCGTCGAAATCTATCCCCAGGAGAGCCGCCGACCGCCGCCAACTGGCAAGGCGCGCGCCGTCATCGCGCATACTTCGCTCCGCCTGGATCCTGTGCGTGCAGTGATTTTGATCGCTGGTGAGGGACGCTGCGGCCACCTCTCAACCGCGCGCCGGTAGATTATTCGCTGGAGCACAATGAATACGCACGCTAGGAGCCCTTAATGAGTGTACTGCCCTCCGACATCGTCGTGTATGGTTCGGCCAATATGCCTGAGGCGGATGGCGCGATCAACGGCGGCCCCGTTGATTTTAGTCGTCGTGTCGCATTCTACGATATCGCCCCGGCTGGCAACCTAGACGTAATATCGAGCTCTGCCAGTGACACGGAGACCAAGATTACCTTCTACGGTCGTGACGCGACGGGCGTGATCCAGAACCAGACGTTAAGCTTGAATGGACAGACTTGGGTAACCGGTTCTCAGTCGCTGGAGCGACTCCTGTACGCCGCTTTGTCGGGAGCCACCGCAAACGGTCCCGCTGCCAATCCGGGTGGCACGGCTCCGGTTGGCGACGTGGCGCTGGCAGCGCACAGCTGTGTATTGCCGACCGGTTCAGTCACCACTGACGCAACGGTTCGAACCGCACAGAGCGGCTCCGCCAATCACACGGGGACGACCCCGGCCTTGTTCAAGTTGCAGGCGGGTGACGGACCCAGCGTCTCCCTCGGACAGGTGATCTGGATCAGGAGCGGCACCGGAGCAAACCAGCTGCGTCAAATCATCGTCACGTCAGGTTATGGCACCGATGTGGTGGCCGTCAGCCGCGACTGGGCGACGATCCCGGACAATACAACCACTTACAAAATTCTCCAAGGAATGCTCTTTGAAATTTTGCCCAATCCCGTCACCGCCATTATCCGAATGTTTTCAAATACAGCAGCAGATGGATCGGCCGGCGCGCAGCGCACCTATTACGAAAAAGTTTTCGTTGTCAGTAACAACACTGGCACCGCACTGACCGGTACACAGATCGAGGTCGCGAGCGAGACGCCGAGCCTACCCTTGGGCGCTCTGTTGGATCTGGCGTTGACCACGGCTCTGAACGACACCGGCACTGCCGCTAACCGTCAAGCTGCGCCTCCTTCGGGCATAGGCTCGTTCATCTCGCAACCCGCCTTCGTCAGCGTGCCTGGCCCAGGCAACCTGCCTTCGGGCGCAGCGCCCAACACCTCCGGCGCTCAAGGCGTGTGGTTGCGGTTGACCTTACCCGCCGGCACCGCGACCTATAAGGGCTGGGCCGACCTGCGGACTCAAGGGACCACGACGTAACGGTCTTACTACTCAGTCCGACCAAGTCTTAGCCCGACCAAATCTTAGCATCGACAACACCCAAGTTCTTCGGCCATTCTCATTTTATCCGCTTGCAACTAAATAACAGTGGAACCGGGTCGTGACGATAGCTACCCACCTTGCGGTCTTCTACGCAACGAAGAGCAAAATTCTTCGTCGAAAGGTCATCCCTGATGACGATATGGCCGTTGCGCAGCTACGCGCTGAACCGGGCGAGAGCGTGCTTCTGCTTCCGCTCACCCGTTCCTATGATGACGCGGCCTGCCGAGCTGCAATTGCTGAAGCGACGGGTTGCAAGCCACCCAGCGGGCGATGCTGCGTCGTCGACAAATCAGGCAACGTAGTTGCAGTCTGTAATGCCGACCCCGCGCTCGATTTACATCCGGATGGGCAGCTCATCGCAGATGACATCGCGGTGCCCGGCGACCGTTATATTAGCGAAGCGTTTTCGCGTCCATATGAGCGATGATCACCTCGATCCCCAATTTCGCATCATCGAGACCCCGGCTCGCCATCGTCGTTATGGCGCCCCGTAAAGAGTAAGACTGTATGAGTGTCTCGGCTCCGCTAAAAGACAAACGCGTAAACACTCCGCCTCTTCGATACGCCGAGCCTGTTGCCGTCACCTGCCCGGGCTTCATAGGCTCGGCGGCAGAACCCGGCTGCCCAACAGCCTCGTGGTCCTGATGTGACGCAAATTTATATCATCTCCGGCACCTCATGGACGGTGCCGTCGGATTGGTCCAACACCAACACGATCGAGACGATCGGCGGCGGCGGCGGCGGTTCCGGGGCGAGCAACGGGCAATTGGCCGCCGGCGGCGGCGGCGGGGGTTACTCGAAGATCACGAACCTCGCCGGCCTTTCCGGAACCGTCACGATTCAAGTCGGCGGCGGCGGTCCGGGTTCCAGCACGGCAGGCACACCCGGCACGGCCGGCGGCGATACTTGGTTCAACGGCTCGACGCTCGGCGCATCTTCGGTTGGTTCCAAGGGCGGAGCCGCTGGCGCGCCCGGCAACGGTGGCGCTGGAATCGGTGGCAGCGGCGGCGAGCAGGCCGGCAATACCGGCGGCGTCGGTACGACGAAAAACAAGGGCGGCAGCGGCGGGTCGAACCCTGGTCCCAATCCTGCGACTGGTGCTGGCGGCGGCGGCGCCGGCGGCCCCAACGGTGATGGCGCGGCCGGTAGTGCGGCAAATGCCAATTCAACGAGCATCAACGGCGGTGGCGGCGGCGGTGGTTCTGGCGGCGGTGCCGCAGCTTCGAGCGTGTCAGGCAATACCGGCGGCAGTGGTGGGGCGAATTTCACCGCCTCGCAGGCTGGCGGCGCCGGGTCGTCATCGAGCGCAGCGCCTGGGTCGAACGGCACTGGTGACTCCAATGGAGCTGGTGGCGCAGGCGGCGGCGCCGGAGCATCGTCCGACAACGTTTCATCCGGCGGTAGTGGCGGCTCCGGGCAGGAATGGGATGCGTCGCACGGCTCCGGCGGTGGCGGTGGCGGAGGCGGCGGCTCTCAGTCTGGGAACGCCACCGGGAGCGGCGCCGGCGGCGCCGGCGGCGGTTATGGCGGCGGTGGCGGCGGCGGCGGCTGGAATGGCGTCACGAACCCCGGTCTCGGAGGCAATGGCGGGAACGGCATCATCGTCATCACCTACACGCCCGTAATCAGCGCCACGATATTGGCGGAGTCTCGAAATGCAATGGAGCATCAAGCGGTCGGCCGCATAGATGCTTCTGCGGCGGTTGAGTTTGGCCTATCTGTCCCGAGCAATGTCGCGGTGGCAACCGAAGGACGCCGAGAAATTCGTTGCGAGGACGAAACACCGGTTGAAGCTTCTAGTGCTGCTCTTCGCAGTTCGCTAATACCGATCCAATGGGCGGGTTCCTTGGCCTTCTATACGGACGCGTTCATGCCGTTCGAAGCCGCCGCGGTGTTACACCGAGATACGCTGGGCTTCGTCGAATTTGCCTGCGTTATCTCGAGCAACGTACAATTTCGCCTTGAGCTTCTCACTATTCCGGGCAGTGAGGCGCTCCTTCCTGCAGAATCATTGACGAATAGCACACGCATTTCAGCTGACGGCCCGCTCTGCTTGGAATGGGCTGACCCTCCGTCCCTGCTGATGGTTGCACCGGAACGGCTGTTGCGCTCACCTGGCAGGATCCGCTTACTTGCGGGGCCCGACAGTATTCATCCGCTCAGAGGTGATTGAGGTTTTCACAATGCGCATTGCAACGCCTTTCGCCCCGATCGAGATTGGTGAAGCCGATTATTTTGCCTTTGATTTCATGGCGGATGTGGGTGCAGCGACGATCGTATCGACGAGCTGGAACTGCGCGCTGGGCCCGTACGAGACAGCGATCGATCCGACGCCGCAGTCACGGGTTTTCTCGGTTTCTCGGCAGACTGCTATTCAAGTGCGTTCGCCGACGGACGGATCGCTGCAGACGCGGACGGGGGCGTTTTCCGTCGCCTTAATCGGGGGTATGCCGGCCTCGGCAGCCGGCGGCAATTACGTTCTCGAGGCCACCGCCAATTTGAGCGACGGACGTGTGCTGAAGCTCAATTCGACGGTGCAATGCAAGCTGCCGGGACCCTAACTCTTCCGGCAGCCGGGTGTCCCGTACGCGCTATCAAACTAAATCCACACTGACTGGGATTTCCAATTATGCGGCTTTACGGCGCAATCCAGAAGGTCGAGCCTCAGGACGACGGGACCGTGCGCGTGTACGGGATCGCGACATCCGAGGCTTTAGACGAACAGGGAGAGATTGTGCGGGCGGATGCCATCCGCGCGGCGATCCCCGACTACATGCGTTTTCCTGCTCTTCGCGAGATGCATCAACTCTCTGCCGCGGGCACGACGCTCGAAGCCGAGGTTTGCGAGGACGGCACCACCCGCATTGTCGCCCATGTCGTCGATCCGATCGCGGTGGCCAAAGTAAGAAATCAGGTCTATCGAGGCTTCTCCATTGGCGGGCGCGTCACACGGCGCGAGGCCGGCAACCCGAACACTGTCACCGGTCTCGTCTTAAACGAGATTTCTTTGGTCGATCGACCCGCGAACCCAGAAGCCATTTTTGACTGCTGGAAAGCAGCAATGCCGTCGGATGCCCCTCTCGATGTCGCAGAGCCAGTCGTGAAAGGCGAACCCGTCGACACCGAACGGGTCCCGTCGGGACGGCAACCCTTCGACGCTCCAATCCAGATCTGGGCCTGTACTGTTCCCGATCACCGTCATCTGGCCAAAGCGGATGCGCTCAAATGCCTCGAGCTCGTCGCCGGACTGGCAGGAGACCCGCGCGCGACCGCCGCCGCAGGGGCGAGCACGGCTAATGATGAAACAGTGGTCTCGAAAAGTGTCCGTGAGGACTTCATCGCTGCCTGGAAAAAGAAAATCGGCACAGAAGGCCCATCCTCCGCCAAAGATCTCGACAAGGCATCACGGGCTTCTATGACGAAAGCTCTGCGCGATGTCGGTCAGATCGCTCGCTTGAGTGCTGAGCTCGACTGGTTGAGGGACGCTCTGGAACTCGAAGCGGCCATCGAGAGCGACCAGTCGTCGCAGCCGGCGCGACTGCAGGCGATCATCACGGAACTTTGTGACTTCCTGAGCTGCTTGGCAAACGAGGAGATCGGTGAAATCGCCGGTGATGCGGAAAGCGACGGCTCACCGCTTGCACCGGCGATCCCTGAAATGCTCGGTATGGCCGATGCGTCCGACCTTGAACGCGTTACTGCCGTTCTCCGGAAGGATCGCGCCAATCTCCCGCAGCTGGTTGGCGGCGCCATTGCGAAGGCCGAGCACTCGCGGGGCGACCAGGCACTGCTGGATACGGCCCATTTCGCGTGCGATCAATGTCTGAAATTTGGAGGGCTATCGGCCGATGAGCAGGCGAACATGGAGCAGGCACGCGATTATCTGCAGAAAGCTGGCGCCGTGCCCGCACCGCTCTGGACTGCCGCAAGAACGGAAGATGACGATCTTTCGCCAGCTCCGCTGGAACGCCCTGTAGGTGACAGTCCCGAGGTCGATACTGTGAAAGTGCTCGCCGCCGTCGCCAAGATACTGTGCAAACGGCAGCGGGCCCAACAGAATCTGATGGATTTGGCTCACGAATGCCTCCAGGCGCTGACCGACGAGCGTGTTTGCGAAAAGGCCACGAAGTTGGGGGCGCGCCCTTCAAAGGAGACCATGGAGCTTTTCAAAGCAGCGCATCGTCATCTGGTCGCGGCCGGGGCAAGATGCGACGCGGCAGGCGTCGACGAGCCGCGCGCGGCAGAACCAGCGAACGTGCTCCACGATGAACCGGCCGAAAAGGCGGCGTTGGCGAAGGTTCTGGGGGAGGTTGTTCCGATGATCGAGCGGCTTACAAAGCGAGTCGACGAGATCGCACGGACACCTCTACCGCCCTTGACCATGGCCAAGGGCACTATTTCGATATCGAAGCAGCAGGACCGCGGAAGCAATGTTGGCGGCGGCGACCGGGAGCTGTCGCCGGAAGCGATTGCCACCGCACTCGCCAAGATGAGCAAGGAGGACCAGACGCTGACACTGATAAAGGCCAGCTACGCGACTCCTATTCGGATCGCCGGCTCAGCTGCAGATCGACCTTGAAATCTGCGATGGGCCAACCGCCAGGCGCAATTCGCTCAAGGCGTTGACGGCCACGCACACAGCATTATCGGCCCAATGGCCGTCGCCGAGCCCGGTGCCTTGCCGGGCTTTTTTGTTGCCCCCCTTCTGTG